GGGGGTTGCCCGTGCGATCTCGGCTCCGATTTGAATCGGTGAGGTAATGTTTCCTCTGTGTATGCACCCTTCACAACCACCAGCACGCAACTTCTCAAAGGTTGCACAGGTGTACGGTCCCTTGATAGTGGCGACCTTGGCTTCAGTTCCGTCGTGGGTATAGTTAGGATGTGCCTTTGAAACCTCGTGTATAGCCTCATCCCCATCGTCGCAGTAAACGGCGATAGAAAGTACTGCTCTCCACAACGGTTCCTCCAGCGTGGCTTGGTTCTCGATCATGTGTTTGATCTGAGGACAGCCTTTATCTTCTTCGATGCGTCTTTGTATTGTGGAAAACTTGTTGATGTAATTGCCCATCAGTGCCTTGGTCACGGCATCCATTGGGCGGCGTACTTTTTTAGGGGCGGGGAGGATTTCGCCAATCCGAGACTTCAAGTCCTCAAAGCGACGTGCCTTACCCTCTACGATGATCTCAACTGGGCGACCTTCACCACTTTTATAGTTAGTAGTGCCGGGGATTCTGAGAATCCTAGCAGCATCGGCAGTCACCGCAGAGTCAGCCTTGAGGTCGTGCCTAACGCAAAGCGCCTTCAAAGACTCGGCAACGCCACTCCACTGCTCAATCGTGACGGCTTCATCTAGAGGCCAGTAGACATGCACTCCACTACCCGACCCCACAATCGTGGGTTTAGGTAGTCCGACTTCCTTGCAAAACCTGCCGAGGTCTGCGATAGCCTCGTTCTTATCTTCGTATGGTTTGCCTTCACCACAATCGAGGTCAAGCCAAAGGGCTTTAACGTGAGTAGCATTTGCACGAGTTCTCTCGTTGGGAGTGCCAAACTTAGCCAGCCCGAAGAAGATGTCACGCTCTTTCTCGACAAGACTTTGTACAGTGGTCTCTACTTCATCGAGCGTTTCGACAAATATCTGTTCACGCAGTTTGCCTTTCGACATTCCGACGATGGCGTAATACCCCCCATCGGCTGTAACTGCCTGTAGAAATTCTCGGTTCATGTCACGTCACTTATAAGATTTTTTGCGAAGTTTTTCGATTGCTTCTTTAATCTTGGTTAAGTAACGTTCCTGAGGTCGAGTTTCGTTTAAAAACCAATGGTAGACAGTTTGCCGTGTGACGCCGAAGAACTCCGCCACATGAGAGACAGGAATCTCACGTTCTGCACAAATCAAGCCCAACTGCACCCATGGCAAGGACGTGTCTTGTTCCTTAATACGGTCTACCAACCGTTTTGTGTATCCGATTTCCATAGTCATCTGCGGGGGCGAACCCCCGCACCCAAAGTAGATTAGTCATCTGCCCATTCAGACAGTACGGCGTCCAAGTCTTTCTTCTCCTCCGATACAACAGGCTTATCGGACTTGCGCTTGGTTGGTTCTGCTACTTCTGCCTAAACTTCTGCCTTGGGTTCAGACTTAACTTCGGCCTTGGCTTTGGGTGCAGGTGCCGCTTCTTCAACTTTATCTACTTGTGCAACAGTCATCGTGATCGCTTGGATAGCGGGGGGCGACTTACCCTGCGAGATCGCATGATCGATCTCTTTCTCATCCAGCCAACGGATTGGCTTGAATGTGAGGCGGGGAGTAGCCGACTTAGTATCGAACCGAGCCTCGGTCACAACAGCAGTGATCGGAGTGCGTTGTGCCTTGAGGTACTTGGCATACGCTTGCATCGGCATGCGGTCGTTCTCGGGCTTACCAAAGATTGACTGCGATGGAAGAGTCAACTGATAGACATCTCCGTTAATGTCGTTCTCAAGCACGATAGCAAGACGCTGAGAGAATCGGCATGCACGAGAGTCACCTTGTCCCGAACCCTTGATGTTCTGAGGGCAGTCAGCACAAGCCGACGCCTGTGGGTTAGCCGCATCAGATGCAGGTGCCACACCATCAGAAGACCAGCAGTCGGGAGCGGTAGTCTTGCCCTCTTCGTATGTACCCTCGTAAAAAGTACGAGAGATGTTCGGGGCGGCATTGACTACCACCATGTTGAGGGAGCGATCTTCACGCACCGCAATCTCTTGACCCCCATCCATCAGACGGAACACACCGCCACGGATAGAAATACGTTTTGTACCACCACCGCCAGCCAACGAGGAAGTCAGGTCATCGAGTTGACGAGCCTTGATGTGGGCAGGTACGGCGTCTTTGAATAGAGTGATTTCACTCATTTAGATCTCCTTACGGTTATAGAGTAAGAGTTTGTGACGTTCAAACCTTTGGGCACTAGCGTGGGATGTTCCTCCAGCCATTGCTTAAGGTTGGTTTGATTGATGCGCTTGAACAAGATGCCATACAACTTATGCTCATCAATATACTCATACAACGAATCCCAATCGTTGGTCGAGTATTCGGTTTTGACGGAACGAATGACTGTCCCGTGCTTAGTCTTAATGTTTTGTGCGCCGATTTCTTTGCACCGCTCCAACAAGTGCGACTCGATCGTCCGTAGTTGCCCTTCTAGTTCTTCTTCCCTAGTGGCAAACACCGCTTGTTCTTCACGCAAACGGTCCCTGATCTTGATGTATATCTTGACCATCCTGTCGACGTTCGTCTCGTCGGAACCCGCTTCGGCACGCGGTTCCTGCTCTGCTACTTCGCTCATGGTGTACTCCTTTCTGTTCTTATGGTTCTTATAGTAGTGTCTAAATTATACATTGTCAAGTAGTTAATTCTTGGTACAGCAATATTATTTGGCTATGAACATCGAGTTTCGATTGAAGCATCTTATAGATGCGCTTCTCTGCGTTGGACCCTTGTAGGTGCGTGACGGTCACAGGGTTGTGTTGCCCTTGGCGGTGTGCTCTGGCATTGGCTTGAAGATACGTCTCTAAACTTGTTGTAGGACCAAACCATATGATGCTGCTGGCAGCAGTCAAAGTGACACCATGCGATGCCGCTTGTGGTTGTATGACCAGCACCTTGGGAGCCGCCTCCGACTGGAAACGCCTGAAGATGTCGGTGCGTTCTTTTGCGCTGACCGCTCCGTTTATGATTTCGTTGGTGTAGCCCTTGCGTGTTAAGTAATCCGAAACCACGTTGATTGCGTGTTTGAACGGCACGAAAATTAGGGTCTTGTGACTGGTTTCAGATAAGACATCCTCCAAACAACCTGTTGCTACAGTCAAATTCAACAACCTCTCCCGAGTCTGAGTAAACCGCACCCGCAGAGATTTGTAGGAGTTTGTTTAGTACTGCCGCCGCATTGACCCCCGACACTTCCTCACCCGCCGCCACCATCAGTGCTTGTTGTTTCATCTGCATGTAGTAGCGTTCTTGTTGTTTAGTCAGAGGCACTTCTCGTGTCTCGTATGTTATCTCCGGTAGATCAAGACACTCACGCTTGGTGAAACGTATTGCGGGTTGCAGAGCGTCGTGAACTGTTTGGCTTGCGTTGTCCTTGGGTACCCACCGGAACTGAGAAACTTTCCACATGACCTTGTAAAAGCGTTGGGATGTGACTAGTTTGTTCATGACCTTGAACCGCCGAGTGCTTATGTTTTTGTATGCGTTGGCTTCATCAATCACTATGAGATCGAAGTCGTTTGCGTTGATCTCATCAGCCACAATCTCTACACCATCAAAGTTGATGATTACAAACTCAGCGTGTCCACTAATTATTTTTTTGCGCTTCTCGGGAGTGCCATACGCAACATCAGACGATCGGTGCATAGCGAACTTAAACAAGTCGTCTTGCCATGCAGACTGCATGATCGAGAGAGGGCACACCACAAGCACCCTGCGTATAAAGCCAAGGTTCATCAGGTAGTCTGCCGCCCATATCACTGAAGCGGTCTTACCCGTACCCTGCTCGTTGAAGCAGAACGCTCTGCGATGAAGCGTTAGGAATGAAGCAGTTGTGATTTGGTGTTTGAATGGCTTGAACAAGCCTTTGAATTCGTAGTTGGCTACGATGGGTGATGGGACGTTCTTGATGCCTAGATTCTTTAGAACCTGTGCTTCTTCTAGTCCCCAATAGACTGCGACCTTGTGGATGCCATCCGTCTCCCCAAGTTGTTTACTCTTAGGAATGATCGCAGTGACCCGTTCGGGTCGTTTGAGATTGAGCATTAGTACTTTGTTGTTGACTATTTCCATGGTGCCTACAGATGCGTTTATAGGCGAATGTGGAATTCCACTTCGCCGTTGGGGTACTACTCAACAAATAAACTACAGGGCAAACGCCCTTACTTCATCGAACTATCTTTGTTGCGCTTGAAACTTCTGTTCTTCGATGGGGATTGTATGCGATACCCATCCTTGTTGCTACCCCCTTTTGATAGGGGTTTTACATGAGAGACATCCTTGCCCTCACGCTTGTCTGCCTTACCATTTCCGTTCTCATCCTTGCTCTTCTTATCAATAGCACGCCTTGCACGCTGTCGCTCCATGCGATTGTCATGCTCTTCCCGAGCCAGTTGTTGCTGGTACTCTTTCTTATAGGGGCGAGGCTTGTTGGTGTAGGGCATAAGTATGTCGAGTGGAACCGAGTTCCGTTCGATTATCCATTCTTCCCGTTATGAACGCAAGACCGCACTGCACAATAATTTCGGCAGGTAAAGTTGGGTTTGGGGTTCCAAATATCCTTCTCGTAAGCACCCTCCATAGGGGTGTAGAGAAAGAGGGCGTCCCGCAGTAGCCCCAAGAAGTCTCCCCGTGTGTACTCCTTACGGACAAAGTCTCCGCTTACCACAAACATCAGCGCCCCCTTGATGCGCTCGACCTCGGGGAAGTGGGCAAAGGTTGCCATGGCTAGGAAGTCTAACTGCTTGGTATCTGCAAACTTAGCGTTACGCCCTGTCTTGTAATCTATTATGTGCACCTTGTCGCCGTTGATGATCATCAGGTCTGCGATGCCACGCCACCACACGTTCTTGTCAAAGAAGCCGCAGGGCTTGCCCCCGTCGGTGACACCCATCTTATGTTCGCAGAGTTTGTCACCTTCGATTGCATTAAGTTTTTCTAGGTAGGGGAGTATGAACAGGAACTGTTCAGGGAGAGGGGTGCCATCCCGAACGAACTCCTCAGCGGCTTTATGTAACTGTTCGCCGTAAAGAAGTTGTTCGGTCTTGGGTTCAACAACATCTTTCACTACCCGTAGGTGATGATACTTCTTGGGACATTGGTGAAAGAGGGTAATGCTTGAGTATGACCAAGCGGGGAGTTTCATTGTTCTCGTTGTGCCTTGATTGCCTGTAGTAAGAGTCTGCTTTCTACCATTAGTTTCTCAGCCAACGCAATTGCTGTTTCTATCTCTCGGTCGTTTGCGTTCTCGTAGATTTCTCGTAACAACCGCTTAACCTCAAGATAGTAGGGGGAATAATCTACATACATAACTTTTTCCTATCAATTAACAAGAGCCATAGTTTGGTCCGATGCCCACCTCACAGTTAAGAGGCACGCCAGTAGCCCACTCAGGAACCCACCGCATGCACTCCTCAACATAGTCACGGGCAAGAGGTGCTTCCCCAATCGGGGCAATACAGGCAATCGCATCATGCACAGTCAACACTACCCGATACCGCTCGGCAATCTTCAGCATCTGCTGACCGATGACAATTCTAGCCAATGCTTGCACCACATTCTCTACAACCTTCCCACCATAAATCTTGACCCACTCGTTCTTCCGAGCCTCGTACTCGTACTGTCCGTTGTGATCAGCCCTCAAGTTGTTGTACTTAACATGCAGACCCGAGGGGAGCCGGATACCCATAGAGCCTTCGACGAACAGTGCTTCATGCTGACCGAGCCACATTCGCTTGTTGTGTAGGATAGCCGGTAGGGTGTTCTGAGCGTCATACCATAACTTCTTGATCTTAAAGTTCTTCTCCCGATACACATGGATGATGCGTTCAGCCTCGTGCTTCTCCAAGTCTATCTTCTGTAGAGCCAGCATCCCCTTGAACTTATCTGCACCCATGCCGTAGCCACAACCTAGTACTACAGTCTTGCCGATGAACCGCTCGTCTTTGGTGATGTCGTCTTCGGGTTTGTTGTAGATGGCAGATGCCATAATTCTATAAACATCTTGCCCTGTTGCGAATGCTTCCACGATGTCCTGCTGACCCGCTAACCATGCAAGCATCCGAGTCTCGATCTGTGCTGAGTCCGAGTCGATAATCACATGTCCTTCGGGCGCACATATAGAGTCCTTGAGAGCAGATGAGCCTGTGCGTGATGGCAAATTCTGTAGGTTGAGAGAGTCGGCACCACCCCACCGACCTGTGTGTGCGGCATAGTATTTGAGTGGTACGGGCATTGCGCCTCGACTACCGATGCCAATAAATCTCTCTGTGCGTGTTTCCTCTAGCGTAGACTTCACCCCGAGCCGAGCCGCCACCGCAGTCTGAACAGCCACATCCTCGTGGTCTTGCAACGCTAAAAACTCTTTGTCTGTCTTAGCAAACGCCAACGCTTCTTTGCCTGTGGTCGGACTAATCTTAGTAGGCGGGTCAACGCCTCGCTCTTGTAGCCAATCTGCAAACTTGTTGTTAGACATGATGGTCTCTGTGTCAAGCCCAGATGCATCAAAAATAACTTGTCCTTAAACTCCCTGATGGAAGTTAAATGTTTAGTAAGGAGGTCAACATCTACCTTGAGAACAGGTTCTGCGAACATCCGTATGGTGAGGTCGATCAACTTCAACTCCATGCGGGGGAAGCCAACCAGCATCTTGCGGAACAGTGCGTAGGTCAACTCCACATCGTTGAGACAGTATCCTGCGTACTTGTTGAGAGAATAAGTGTCGAAGTCTTTGCGCCGCATGCCGATTGCATGCACAACCTCATCGCCCTTCACACCAACGCCATAGTGCTCAGAAAGTTTCGCCAATGACTTTGACTGTGTTGCGGGTAAGAGTGCTTGACCCATAGACATGGTATCAACCCAACCCAAGGGCCCCCAA